TGCTGCTATTGCTATTGCTAGGTGCTGGTTCATCCATTCAGGGAACTGGGCCAAACGTTTTTTATTTCGTCTGGTGTAGTTGCGTTAATAGGAGTTTGAGTCACATCGCGTAAGGCTTGTTTTTTTTCGGATATCTCAGACTGTTTGACAATATCTCCCGATTCCAACGCACGAACGAATTCCACATCCAGTGCATTTAGCAATGGTTTGCGAGCTTCCCTCCATTTATCTTTCCAGATATTTTTTGCTTTGTCGATGTTAATTGAAATGCTCATACTTGATATTCCCATGCGCTTCTGAATGTTCGGTCTGACGGAATTTCGGAAACGTCCACGATTTTATATATAACTCCAGTTGGGACATCCTTTTCCGCAATCTCTTCGATTGTGTGATCTTCAAGATATTCTGATGTTGGAATTATCACTGTAACTCCACCATCTTCTGTCGGGTGAATTATTCTTTGGTTACTCATATTATCTGAAAACTGAAACGCAAACTACATTTGAATCGTCTCTGGTTGTACCTGTGTTTGTTTGTGACAAGAGGACTTGAACCGAAGCTCCAGAACTAGGAAGAACAATTGTTTGACACATGTCGTTATTACTGTTATCTCTACCAGATGTAACCAATGCAGTAAAACTCGCATCTTGCATGTGTGTTGCAAAATTTACGGTGTAATTTCCGGAGCCATTATCCGCAATACTGCTAACATTTGAACTAAACCTACTTGTGATTGTACCTGTGCCGTTGAAGTTTATAAATGCTCTTGCCCCATAAATTGGAGCAGAACCACTTTGGTTGCCATCTAGCTTGGCTGCTGTGATAGCGGAGTTGCTTACGGTGGAGGCGGTAGTAGCGGTTGCGGCATTTCCGCTACACGATTCAGATAACCTTGCTGTATCTACGCGCACACCATGAGTGTTCACCCCATTCCACCCCATAAGGGTTGGATGTGTTTGAGACCAAGCGGTTTGAGAGTTTGTGTTATTTACGGTAGAACCACTTGGAGAGGTACTTTGTGATGCATCAAAAATTGTGTGGTTATTCCCATAGGTTTTCCATGCAAGTTGTCCAACTACTGCCGAAATAGTCCCATTAGTTGACCAATTGCTTGAGTTTGTTGAAAGATTCGTGGCAGTAGCAGAGTTACCAGTACACGACCCAGACGAGCCAGTCACATTGCCAGTCACATTGCCAGTCACATTGCCAGTCACATTGCCAGTCACATTGCCAGTCAACGGCCCTACAAACCCAGTTGCTGTAACCGTCCCGCTAACGGATGTATTGCTTGGAAGGCTTACAGACGATTCCGTCCAACTTGGGCCACCCGTGGAGATTTTTGCTGGAGTCACCGAACCAGAAGCAAGCTCATTAGAGGTAATTCCACCAGCATTTACGGCAAGTTTACCCGGAGACACAACCTGCAAGGTGGTTCCTTGGATCGCATCGCTGGTAAATGTCGTATCATCAATGATGTTATTCAGCTTGGAACTGGTAATTGTGTCAGTCCCAGAGAATGTGTAGGTTGTATTTACAACGCCCATATTATTTTTGTGATAGAATTTGTCTGTTAGTGATAGAACCCGCAACCTGAATAGAGTGGATCTTAGGTGAGCCGATAGTCCTTGTCAATGTGATAGTCCCAGTATAGCCACGCTGACCACCAAGTCTGCATCGGATGCTTGCGGTTTCGGCCTCGCCAGCGGTGCTGGGTGATAGGATCTGCCCACCAAGGAATGTGGTGGTAGTTCCAATGCTTTCTGCCGAGTCTGGGTCTTCTGTGGCAAACGCAATGTCATACTCGCCAGTCTCCCCTGCCAAGTTCTGCATTTGAACTTGGGCATCAGTAAACCTCTTGCGCTCAAGGGTCTTGAAGTCGTATCCACGACTAGTCACATACGAATTGATCGTTGGGGTAACCACGCCAGTGTCCTCATTCGTGACGCTCAGGCGGTCAACGGACGAGTCGGCAGCGTCAATCTGGTGCAATCCACCATTGGAGCTAACGGCATACAGGTTATTGCGAACCCCAGCACTTGCCGTGATGAAGTTCTTAATTAGAAACCTAGAGTCCCCATAGGTATCAAGCGATTCCCAACCCTTGTTCAAGAAGTTGTAGATCAGAACCGCGTTATTTCCACGGGCATCATTTCCTCCAGCTACAGAATCCAACGGGACTGCGATGTAATAGCGGTTATTGAAGTAGACCGCTACCGACTTGTCCGCAAGGTTCTTGTTAATGCGGTCGATATACGGCTGGATGTTCTTGGAAAGTGGTTCCTCCGTGCCACGAAGGTTATAATCGTTACCGAAGGTAAACCCGTAAATGCCCTCGTCGGCCAAGAATAGCATATTGTTAGCCTGCATGACCACCGTCTTGCGAGCCAAGCACCCAACCTCGCTAGTAAGTTCCTTTACCACTGTGTCAGACAGGCTTCCTTGGGTCTTTGCCACAAGGTGGAGGCTATTGCGGTTCAATACCACTAAAGCATCGTCATAAAACCCGTGCATCGCAACCACATAATCAGCAGTACCACCAGTGATGCGAAACTGATTCTCGATTTGGTCAAATGTCGTAGTGTCCAGTAGGTCGGAAACCGCGATCTCGTCGGAAATCTTCCTACTGGTGTAGACTGGTGCGCTAAAAGTGCCAGATTGGGAGTAGTAGAACGGAACGAACAACCTGCGCTGGAAGTAGGTAGCCCAAGGCGCACCGGGTTGGTGCATAAATCCACCGCCCACGGAGAACCTGCCACCAAACTCGAATATATCAGATGCAGAGGTATTGTAGTCCCCGATAGGGGCATACCATTGGATAAGCGTGGTGGTAGCATTTACCACTTGGTAGGAATTACCAAGCATGGCTTGAAAATCAGCAGTAGCTGTTGAGTAAACGATAATTATATCACCAGCAAGAATTGTCGTATTTCCGACAACTGTGGCAGAAACAAGTCCACTAACTACATCTACATCCTTGGCTTGGATGTTGAAAACCTGTGGCTGGGTGTAAGCACCGCCGGGGGACAGGGTGAACCCATCAGTCATGGTGGCTACCGTGGTTACAAATGTGGTGCTAGTAGAAATCCCAGATGCCACAAAGGTAAATGAGTCCTGATCAACGATTGTTGCCACCGTGAATGTCCCATTTGGAGGAGTGCCACCAGTAAGCCCAGCGATAACCACGGATGACCCAGCCGTAAGTCCGTGTTCACGAACCTTCATTGTCACCACGGTATTGGGACCAGCTGTCGCGTTGGATGACGCAGAAAGAATCGCCCTGCCATTAGGATACCACTCAAGAGCTTGTTGCCCATCCCGCATGATCATCACCTTGTCGAAGCACTGCAACATATCGCAGTTACTCCCAACGGTGGCTCCCACGGGATACGGGATAGTCGTTGCCGTGTAGGGTGTTGTGGAAAGGTCGATCTTCTTCGCCAGAGTCTCCAGCGCAACAATGATGTATTCCTTGTTGGACTCGTTAGGGTCAGAGAACATGCAGGATGCCAACACATCGCTGGCGGCGGCATCGTTGATGTTAATCTGGGCAATCCTTGGAGTCGCCCCTAGTGCTACAGCAGTCACGCCAGTAACAGGGAAGGTCAATGTGTCCACGGTAGCCGCAGTCACAGCCTTGACCCCATTGTTATTCGTGCCAGTAAAGGTAATGCCGCTAACCGTAAGGTTGCCAGCCACCCCAATAGCCAACCCATGTCCAGCCACGGTAATCGTTACCACATCAGCGGAATACGACACAGCGGTGATTGCTCTAAAATTCTGGGTTATGTTCCCAGCGGTCGCGCTAGCCGTGGTAGTGTAAGCTCCATCAGCACCAGTAAGCGTGTATGTGAATGTGTTTGTGGCTACCCCAGCAATAACGAATGTTCCGTTTGGATTGGAACCAGTGGTGTATCCAGCGCCAGAAATGTACACGGAATCACCATTGGTAAACCCGTGAGAGTTAGCCGTAACCGTGATTGTCGTACCAGAACGAGTAACGCTGGTAATGGTCTTTTCAACCACAAGCACATGGAACGGAAGGTTCAACGGAGTGCCTCCAGTAGTTAGTACAGGGCTAACAGACACCACGCTCTTGCGCGGTCTCCAGAAGCCCTCCATGCGCCCATTAAGGCTTTCCCTTACCTCACCCGGCTGGAGTTGGTTGAGCTGCAATCTCTGGTTCACGCCAAAGAACTGCGGATCGTTATCAGCAACGATAACATCGTCCAGCCCACCAGTAGACCGAAACTGGGACATTACGCACGATACGCAATAACCGCTCCAGATGTAAGCGTGAAGCTCGTAATATTACCACCAATGCCAACCCCAGCAGGAATCGTAATGGTGATCAGCTTCGTGCTGGCATTCGTAAGGTTAGGCGCAACAAACGCACTAAACACAGTGTCGTTAACAGTCTGAACCCAACGGAATGGGCCAGTAGCCGCATCCGTGCCAGAGTACACCTGTCCGCCGCCTTGACCTTGAAGATCGTATGAATCGCCTCTTGGCATAATGTAAATAAGTTTCTAAGCACAAGTCCATCCCGCGCTCAAACAACCAATTACCACAATCCCACACACAATGTCAACCACAAACATCTATACCCAATTATACCCACTTATACCCAAAACCATGTATAAACCCACCAAATGTTACCTATCACGCACATTTAAGCACAATACACCAAACCTATCCCCAAATAACCCCGAACGGGAACTGCCCCATTAACGCCGAATCACACCAACAATCTCCAATAGTAGGTCTAAAAACTAACGGCTAAATTGGATGCCATAAAATCAAACGGGTCCAAGTCACGCTTTCGAGAATTACATGGATGGCAGCAAAACACAAAATTTGACATACAATGCGCCCCACCCTTGGCTAATGGTTCAAAGTGATCCAGTGTTAACTCGGCTTTTTTGCCGCAGTAGTAGCAGCGATCCCCAGCTTGTTTCCTAGCATCCTCCACCATTTTAGGTGTAGCCTTTACCTCGCAGTTATTAATCCTGGCCCTTCTGGCGTGTTTGTAATTGCGTTTTCCTTTCCGCCTAGCCTCCGCCCTTTGCTCATCGGTTAGTACAATACGCTTGGGGCGCAAGGATTTAGCTAACGCTTTTTCAGCAGATAGCTTGGCTCTTGCTTTTTTTCTGGCCGCAATTTCTTCAGCTTTAGCTTTCTTCTTAGCCTCTGATTCAGCCTTTCTTTTCGCTATACCAATAGCCCTTTCTGCCTTTTTCTTTTCTTGGTGTTTCTTCGATGCTTCTTTTGTCCTGCGCTTGTATTCCGGATTGCTTTTTTTTCTTTGGTACGCTTTTTGATTCAATCTCTTGTAGTAATCGGGGTCTTCAGCTAGCCTTAAATCTCTACTTCTCTTAGATGCTTGCCTGTCTCTGTCCTTACGCTCCTCCTCGCTTAATGTGGAGAGATACGCCATATGCGCATGCCATTTAATGCTACTTTCTTGTTTTGCCTTTTGTCGTTCTAATCTAGCGTCCCTGCGATCAAAGAAGTCCTCACCATACTTCTTGAAAAACTTATCCAATGCCGTCCAGCTTTCGTATGTTTTGCCATTAAGTCGCCTGCTGTATCCAACAAAAACATAGCCATCCTCCCTT